TGCTGGGAGCGTCGGCGTCAGTCACAGCATTCGTTGCCCGCTCCGGTGCCGCTGCTTCTGTGTATGCGTCATCGCTCGCTGGAATGGCTGCTGCGACCGCAAGCCGTTTAGGAGTGGTGGCGGCGACGTGGGCCGCCACCGGCATCGCCTCAAGTGCCGGTTTCCTGTCGCACATCAAGGCGATGATCACCTACTACACCGGCGCACTTGCTGGCGTGCAGGCGATCACGATCTCTCGGGCTGGTGCTACGGCAGCGGCATGGATCACGTCGTCTGTGGGGGCTGACACGTTCGCCAATGCGTTCTCGGCATCCATGAAGACGGCGAGTGCGTCATCCAAGTTTGCGGCAACCACTGTCGGCAGCGCTGCCACGCTCATCGCGCAAAGCACGGCATCGACTGCCGCAGCCGTATCGAGGCTGGCTGCTCCGCTGGCGGCACCGTTCGTCGCTGTCGGAAAGTCAATGGCGGTGTTTGCGGCTGACATCGCCAGCGGCTTGGCATTCACATATAAGTCGTTCGTATGGTGGGCGTCCGGCGTGACGGCACGGATGGCACAGTACGCCGCCAATCTCACGGGTGCTGTCGGCAAGACGATTGCGTCAACCGCTGCGATGTCGGCTGCGTGGGTAGGCTCTGCCCTGCGTGGCGTGGGTGCATTCGTTGCGTCTGCCGTCGCGGGGCTTGGCTCGTACCTAGCCGCCAGCGCAATGGCTGTCGCTGGCTCTGTGGCGTCTGCCGCTGCCGTCGCCGCTGCGTGGCTGGCACCTCTGGCACCGCTGCTACTCTTGTCTGCGGCTGCGTTGGGCGTTGGTGCTGCCGTCAAGCAGTTTGCGCCGCAGATCACAGGGGCATTCTCTAGCCTTGCTGTCTATGTCTCTGAGGCTGGCGGTGCCATTGCTGGCGGCTTCTCCACGGCTATCTCTGACGGCATCGTCGTCTTGGGCGATCTCGCCACGACTGCCACGACCACCTTCAACGGCGTCTACGAAGCCGTCGCTGCCGGCGACTTGTCGGGTGCGATGGACATTCTCTGGGCTGGGCTTGTCGCTGGCTGGCTGCGTGGCACTGAAGCCCTGATGAGCTACGTCGATCCGTGGGTGGCTGCGTTTCAGGACGTCTTCACGGATATCGGCTCGGGTATCTACATCGCATGGGACACGATCTACACGAACTCCGCTTCGCTGCTCAACACGATGGGGGCCTACATCCTCGGGTTCTTCGACAACATCGCTAACGGCGTGATGGCGACTTTTGACAACCTTGTGGCTGGCATCCAGATCGCATGGACGAGGGTTCAGGGGTTCATCACTGGGGCGAAGGACACGGAAGAGCGGGTTCAAGGGATCAAGGATGAGAACGCCGCCCGTGCAGAGCAGCGACGGCAGGAACGTCCAGGCATTGAGGGACGGACGGCAAAGGCTGCTGAACAAAACGCAGAGCGAGAGCAGGAACGGCAGGACCGAGAGCAAGCCATTCGAGACGACGCACAGGCGACGAAGGACGGCAGACAGGCGGCGAACCAGCAACGAGCCGACGAACGCCGTGCTGGCGTCGAGGCGGCGGAAGGAAAGCTGGCTGACGCTACGACCGGCGCGAGTGAACGCCGGAAGGACGCCGCCACAGCTGCCAAGCTGATGGACGCTCTCGGGTCTGCGTCATCGCTGGACGACATAACGAACATCGGCGCAAGCATTGACGCACTGATTGAGCGTGGCAACGTAGGCGGCGACGTGGAGTCAAAGCTACTGGACGCCTATTACGCAGCGTTCTCGCGTGTGAACGTGGCGACCGCAAACGCTTCGACGGAAGACGCAACGCAAAAGGCGGCGACTGCCGGTGCCAATGCTGCCGGGTCTGACTCGTCAGTCAGCAAGAGCGAAGTCGCCGGCACGTTCTCAGCGAACCTCGGCGGCATGGGATTTAGCTCGTCGCTCGCTGAACGGCAACTAAAGACGCTTGAGAGCATCGACAAGAACACCAAGGGCATGAGCGAAGAAGGGTCGGTGGCAGCATGAGCGGCCTAGTTTGGGTGGAAGACGGCGACTCTCGGCAGGCGACGATTGTGCGTCGTGGCCGGAAGGCGACGTCCACGATGACGAAGAGCTACAAGCTCTTCGGCACGTCCAACGACGTCGAGGTGCACGCTGCCGTCAACCAGCAAATCAGCAGCGTCGGATACGGCTGGCAGTATCCCGGCGTGTCCGGGGCACAGTTATGGGCTGAGAGCTACTCGATCGCTTTCCTAGGCGACAACGCATGGCAGGTCACGATCAACTATGAGAAGACCGGCGCAGAGGCTGAGACGCCTGAGCCGATGAGGCGTGCTCGGTCATTCGACACGACTGGCGGGACGCAGCACAAGACGCAGGCTGAAGACGAGGTCGGATACCCTGGAGGATTTGGCGGGTCGCCATATCAATTCAAGGCGATTGGCGTTGACTCAAACGGCGTCAACGGTGTCGATGTCGTTGTACCGGCGCTTTCGTGGCAGGAGCAGTACGACGTTCCCGACTCTTATGTGACGGCAAGCTACGTCCGTGGATTGGCTGGCATTACGGGCACGACAAACAATGCAGCCTTTCGTGGCTTTCAGGCTGGCGAGGTTCTGTTCCTTGGCTGCTCTGGATCTCAAGAGTGGGACGACCAGAAAGGCAAAGGCACATGGTCTCTTTCGTATCGTTTTATGGCATCGAAAAACGTGACGAACGAAAGCGTCGGCGACATAACGGGCATTTCCAAAAAGGGTCACGAGTATCTGTGGGTGCGTTATGAAGATGCCGTGTCGGGCGGCTCTCTGCTGAAAAAGCCGAGGGCTGTCTACGTCAACAAGGTCTACAAAGACTCTGACTTCTCGCAGCTAGGAATCGGCACGGGGTACGTCTGATGGCACGCCCAGACGGACGCATCGAGCAGGGACAGCCGCTACGCGGGGCGATCAGTGCCCGTGCGTGGAATCGGGCGCAAGACGCCGCCGACCTAGTGCTCGGTGCCAATCCCGGCACGGAAGGCGTGCCCGGCTCGCCGGTGCTCAAGCCGTATACATGGTGCTACGCAAAGGCGTCCACCACCGTCGCTCGCTGGGGCGTACTGGCAATCACGGGAGTCGAGATCACGCCTACGTCGTCGGCAGGCGGTGCTACGGCGTCGTTCGAGGAAATGCCCGTCTTGCAGGGCGGCACGCCGTCAGCGACCACGACGGCGTGGTGCGTGGCCGTGGAGCCGATCGAGTCGGGGAAGATCGGCAAGGTGGCGGTTGGTGGCGTGGTGCAGTGCAAGGTGACGGTAGACAAGGCTGATGACAAGTTCGTGGCGTGTGCGAGCACCGGGCTGAAGACGGGCACGACCGGCGAGGGGCTGATCCTGTGGAAGGAATCCGGCACAGGCAGCGGCAAGTGGGCGCTGGTGCGGCTTGCTGGCGGCGGCGGTGCTGGTGGAATCAAGCGTGGGACGTTCTCGGCACCATGGGCGAAGGGTAGCACCAAGACCGTCACGGATGCCGTGACGAGCGGCACGACCTACTCGGACGTCAAGAACTACTTCGCCGCCGTGAGCGGCAGCGGCACCAAGGCTTGTGCTGTCGCTTACGTTGGCACCGAGTGGATCCTAATCGCTGCGGAGTGCTGACACATGGCGATGCTAGGTGGCGAGTGCTCGTCGTGCTGCGGGGGGTGGTATTGCTGCAATTTCGGCAACGCCTGCGCTGCGGCTGATACCGTTTCCGTCACTATTGCGATGCAGTGCAGCGGTGACATGTCTGGCACTGAAAGGCGATTTTATAACTGGGGAACGTCAAGCATATTGTATGGCGGCTTAACTGGGCTCCCAGACGATCCTTATGGCGTTGGCTATTACGCGTACAGACAAGCTATAGTCCCGTCGTCAGTTTTTTCCGGCGTTCATCAACTTTCGCGCGAAACACAAGACCCCAATAACGCGGGCCTTGCGAGATTCTCAAAAAACGCAACCGACGCCGCAGGCGGCACTACGGTCATGTCGGTCGAAATTGGTGTATCCAGCGGTGGTGGAGGTGCAGTCGTATTTCGACTGGCCTACCCTGTCTATTATTGGTCATACAACACCATTAATAGCAGCAAGGACTTCAAGGTCTTGTCGCAGATGGTCAGGGACAGCCCATGTCAGCCAGAATGGGAGCCAACACCGCTTCCTCCAGGTCGCGGCGATTGGGAGTGCTATTCGGTTGGCGACTATGGCACGTCTGCCGGTTGGACGTTTGGCTGCCAACTTGCTCCATCCCAGCTTTCTGCTAGCAGGGACATTACAGCGCGAAGCGTGGGTACATTTTCGTGGAACTGCCCTTTCAGCTCAACCATTACCTTAAGCGTGCAGTAACGTGGCGTGTTTTCAGCAAAGCGGTGCGGGAGGCGTCAACCCTTCGTTACTCTCTGCGCCGTACCCTACCGAAGCCGACTGCCTGCAAGCCTGCAAGGAGGGCGCGTGCTGCGAGGGCACGACGTGCACGGTCAAGCCGCAGTGCCAGTGCCAAGGGACGGGGCAGGTGTTCAAAGGAGTGGGGACGACGTGTGCGGATGGGGCGTGTAAGTGCTGCTGTATCAATGGCGGTCAAACGTCGCAGCAGAGTGATCAGCAATGCGTAGCGGCTGGTGGCGTTGTGAGGAATTACGTCTGCGGCAAGCCCGCCCCATCGTCAATACTGCTCACGCTAACGCTCACAAATTACACTGCGACATTAACAAGCAACGCATTTGGCAGTGGTGAATGGAACTTTGATTTTTCATGTATTAAGACATCATATACGCTTGTTCGTGGCGGCGGAGGATCTGCATATCCGTCAAGGCTTTACATGAGCATTGCGCCAGAGGCGCACGTGTCGGTGTTTGTTTCAACGTCTGGCTCGTTCAATGAGTTTTACTCAAACGGTTCGTGTGCGTGTCCTGCGCCGCTGTTGCTTGGCGGCTCTATTCGCTCCAACGTCGCAACCGTTTCGTATCGCGGGCCGGTTCAGTCGCAGCCGCAGTTGAACTGCACGCCTTCGAGCATAACTGCCGGCAACTCTTACGGTTTTTCGCTTTTGCTCGATGGGCAATCATTTGTCGACTTTTCGCAAGCCGTTGAGGTTCTTGGGTTCTGCGAAGGTCAATACAGCGTTAGCGGAACCGTTGTCGGGCCTGGCAGCGTGCAGTGCGGCACGTTCACCCTTGGGAACCCACTGCCGTGATGAAATGCCACCGCGTCCACCTTGAGGCCCGTTGCACCGAGCGTGGCTACACGCTCGACGAGGTGATGCCGTGCGTGGTCTCTCAGGACGGCGACGAGTGGACGATTGACACAGAGAGCGAGTTCTATCCACGCACGCCGAAGCCGGGCTACGAACCGCAACCGCCAGCACCACTACCAGACCTCGCCCGCACCGACGCTCCCTCGTTCCTTGAGAAGGTCCGCAACTTCGCCAGCGCCGCCGTTTCGCACGTCGCCGCAGGGATGCCGATGGCGAGCGACGAGGAGATCATCCGGCGGCACGACATCTGCCTGACGTGCGAGCATCTCAAGGACAACGCCTGCCAGTTGTGCGGATGCCCTGTGGCACGGGCGGCGGGCTACGTCAGTAAGCTGTCGTGGGCCGATCAGGAATGCCCGGCGGGCAAGTGGGGCAAGGCTCCATCCGCTTGACAGTGCTGCCACGCTAGGTGGCATGGGACGCCAGCGAGCCAAGCCACAACCCGAGGCGGTGATCTTGCCGCCCGAGCTTGACGACGACGAAGAGCACTCCGGCGGCGGCATCCCAGACGATGACGGGTGGATCAACCTGCGCAAAAAGGAGGGAACTCGTGACGACGAAAAGCCGAAGCGGCGGGCTGCTCGAAGACGTTCGCAAAGAGATGTCTGAGGTGCGGCATGGTCCGTCCTGCTGGTGGGATCGAGTAGATCCCAAGCACCTGGACGAACTGCAAGCACTCAAGCAGGCGTGGCAGTCCGGCGAGCTTGGCACGCGGAAAAAGACGCTCGCCCGGTCGATCTCCAACAACATGCGTGCTCGTGGCATTTCCAACGTCGGCACGCAGGGGGTGCTTGCATGGCTCGAAAAAGCCTGAGGGCTGCGGTCGCCAGAGACATTGCCAAGGACAGCGTCGGCAAGGCTGCTGCCGCCAACCCTGACGCAGAACAGGTGACGCAGTCACAGAACGGCAGCACGCTTGAAGCACGCTCCACGAGCCGACGCATCAAGACCGTCGAAGATCTGCTGCGGCACATCGAGGTGGACATGAGCCGCTTTGAGATCGCAGCCAGCGAGGCGACCAAGTGGGAGTGCGGCGACGGGGAAGGCGGCTCCATTGAGTTGCACCGTGTGTTTGTGAGGCTCAAGCCGAAGGGCGGGCCGACAACACGTGAAGTCGTGGCGGCGATGATTGACGGTGCGAAGAAGGACATTCGGCGGGCTATACCCAAACAGGTATATGCCAAGCCGAAGCGTGACGGACTGTGGCAGGTGCTGGTTGTCGCCGATCCGCACTTCGGCAAGTACGCATGGGCCGGCACGACCGGCGGCGATGACTACGACCTTGACCACGCCGCACGCCTGGTGGGCGACACTGGCTCGCAGCTGCTCTCGGTGGGCAATGCCCACAATCCCACCAGACGCACGATTGCTTTCGTTGGCGATCTCTTCCATTACGACCGACCGGACGGCAGTACCACAAGTGGTACACCGCTAGAGCGTGACGGGCGGCTTCAGAAGATGATCGAGGTGGGCTGCAATACGCTGCTTGCAATCATCTCGCTGTCGTCTGAGACGGTGCCGACCGACGTTGTGATCGTCAACGGCAACCACGACGAAGTGCTGACGTGGACGTTCCAGCGGATCATGCACGAGCGATTCCGTGGTCACAAGCGAGTGACCATCAAACCCGACTTCACCGGGCGGCAGTATCTGACGCACGGTCGCAATCTGCTGGGCTTCGCTCACGGGCATCGAGCCAAGCGAAAGCTGCCGCAGATCATGGCGTTGGAAGCGTCCCGCCATTGGAGCGAGTGCCCGTATCGTGAATGGCACACAGGG